CGGGGAAACCCGCCCCATTTCCCAAACAATAGAAAGGGTGATTGCATGACCACCAACGAACGTATTGCATTTCTTATGAAAAAGCTGGATTGTACCGAGGAAGAAGCTAAAGACGTAATCCGGTGCGACCGCATTATAGACGCAGGTGGCGACCCATTCCCGCAGAGTAAGGAACAGGCCGCCGCAAGTAAGAAATATCGCGGAGTAGGTACGAAAAAGCCCACGGTGTACAATCTGGAAACAAGAGAAAAGAAGCAGAACGCAAACAAGCGGGAACTCATGGAAGTATTGCGGCGGGCGGTATGCGGGTATGATAATTTTGAAGTTGTCAATCCTGAACGTCAAGTCAGATTTGACTACGGTGGCAAGACCTATGAGGTAACACTGACGGAAAAGCGGGCAAAAAAGGGGTAACTTACGTTGCCCCGTCCCCCGCTGGGAGAAGCAAGTGGAAAAAGAATTTCTCTATGTAGGGCACTACATTGATACGAACGGGAATTACATTCTCAAAATAGGTACAACTAATGACTTGCGGCGGCGCGCCACAGAGCATACAAGACACTACCGCAAGGCGAAAGAATATCGTTTACCCGCAACCGCAAATTTTGAGTATGACTTTTCCGTGCGACTGTCTAAATACAACACCTTGCGGTATGAGGACAGAAACCGCAGGGAGTGGCAAGAAAGCGGTGTGGGCGAGTTTGTGCGGAATGACCGCTTTAATTGCGGCAACCGCAAGCCCCGCACAGTGAATATCAAAATCAGAAAAGTTTATGAGGTGGAACTATGACGATTGAACATAAAATGGGTATCCCCGCCGCTTATTGTGAAATTGTGGCAGGAGAATGCTTTTGGTATCAAGGAGATTTATACCTCAGAAGCGAAAGTGGAAGCGCCTTTTCTTTGACTTCCGGTAAGCTGTATGAAATCAATAATGGTGCCACCCCCGTTTTCCGGGTTAACGCAAAAATTGTTATCGAGTGAAAAAATGAGCCGCCCTCTTTTGGGCGGCTCGCTTCTGGCGAACCAAGCCGAGTTTCTAGACTAATCTAGGGGTGGGGAATTTTGCGAAAAAATCTAGAAAAACCGTTCGTATTTGACTTTTCCTAAAATTTTTGGTATAATTTTATTAGAAACTAGAGAAAGGAGAAAATTTCTCATGGAATTAGAGCTACTGCGTGCTCTTATTTTGATTGCCAACACTTGTTTCTTGCAAAATTTCTGCGAAGACTGCCCCATGCGTGAACTTTGCGGCAAAATGCCTTGCGAGTGGTGAGCAAAGAGCCGACTCTTACGATTAGAGTCGTTTTTCCGGTCAGTAGCCTACCCTACCAGAAATTTTTACCAGAATGATTAACCTAAATGCTAATCGTAAAGTTGACGCCCTAGGTCGCATTGTTATCCCCTCTAAATTAAGGGATAAATTTGCTATCGAACCGGGCGACAAGGTAGAGTTTTTCTCTACTTATGTAGACGGTGTGATGTATTTATGTATGGCTTGCCCGCACGCCGCGCCTCCTCGTGAGGAAACAGAAAATTAAGAAGATTTTCTTAAAATGAACAAGAGGTGGGTTGGAAATAAAAGTTAACAATGAGACTAACAAAAGAAAGAAAATTGCTTATGTAATTTCCTCGTTTGCTTAAAGAGAGACTTTAAGAAAACTAAACGGGCCGTTTGCGTAGGCAAACCCCGAATTTTCTTCTCCAACCCACCATAGCGAAAAATTTCCTGGACATAACGACCTTGATATTAAACATGCGGCGTCCCATAACGCAACCGCAAATTTCATAGCCTCTGCCTTTACATAACAGCTCTGCCAACCGATCGGTGCCGCATCTCTTAACAAAAATATTCTTTAATGATCTGATGTTCATTTTTCGCATTTCTGGAACTATAGGGCTTAAAAATCAAGAAAAATTGTTTATATATTTTCTTAAGGGAAAGAGAATTTTGAGAACCTGCAGAAGAACCGATCGGTGGTAGATCGGATATTGGACTTTTGAGAAAATTTATGTTATAATAAAATTATAAATAGAAAGGTGGCCGACCCACCGATCGGTGCCGCAAAATTTTTGCTACTTAGGACAAAAGTATTTAATCCACATAGTTGATTTTTCAAATATAGTAGAGAGATAAATGCTCTATGAAAAACAAGCCTCCTTTACTTGGCCGTTCTGAGGCTTGTTTTTTATTTACCCTGTGGTGCCCGCATGTACTATAGAAACAAAACAATTTTACTGTAGAACGGTCAGAATAATTTTAAGAAAGTGAGGAATTTCCTTCATGGAACTCAAAGAGCAAATCAGTAAGATCCTTAGTTTAGGTATGACAAACGCAGTCTTAGCGAGCAACATTGGCATCGCAAGCACTACTTTATCACGATGGTATAAAAATGGTCAAAACCTAAATGAAGAAAGCATGCGCAAGATTCAGAGCTACGTTGATCAAGTGAAGCAACTATTAACAGACTTATAAGTGCTCTTTGAAACGGCCAAGGAAAAAAGAAAGACTATGACACTAACTGGAAAAGAAATTCAAAACATGACTACAACAGAGATGTTTCCAAAAGAAGCTATCGAAGTAGAAGAACAAGAGAAGAAGAATGTGATAACGTTAACCACCCCTTTAGATGATACCATCCGCATGGAGGTTACTGGAATTAACCGATCGGTGTAGACTGATACAAGCAAGTTGTTATGGTAGATCGCGGCGAGTGATTATATTCTATTACCGCAAGAAAGACTCGTATATCTACCCCCTAACATCTATTGGACGTTTTATAAGAAACATCCTAGAGGTAAAGAAATGCTCAAAGGAACTTGCACTAAGCTGTTTATTAATGACTAGTCTTACCGATTTCCTGAGCCTGGGTTTTATTTTTCAAATAAAGTCGCTGATTTAACTATATCTGGAGTCTATGGCATCTATTTAGATGATGAACTCTTGTATGTAGGGTCTTCTTCTGATATGATAACTAGATGGAAGCAACACAATGAAGGTTTCAAGAATGGTAGCAGATTATCTTCTATGTATTCTTTTATTTCAGATTCTGATCGAATTGTCTACAAGACACTGTTAACAAGAGAAGAAATAGAAACTCAAATGGGAATTCAAAATCCTTCTATGTGGTTAATAGAACTGGCTGAGTTTTGTTATATTAATGCCCTACAACCAAAATATAATGTAGCAGGCAAAACTAGCCCCTTCCTCTTCCAAGCAAAACCCCAGCCAGAAGATTTTCCACCTAGCTATTGGGAAGTAGTAAAACGACTACTTCTCTTACCTGAACTTGAAAAGTAAAGAAATGGGCCGTGTGTGAGAATAGTTGTGGTGCTCTAGATTGTACGATCGGGTCACCACAACTTCTCAAATCTCACAAAACATAGCATATTTAATCACATTAATCCTCCCACCCTAATCTACTATAATTCAACTATAACTCAAAGGAGATTCTACTATGAAAAATTCAATCACTGTCTACAGCACTAAGTTAGCAGCTAAACTCTGCCAGCTTGGTTATGTAATAATTAACACAGCTCCTAACCGCAATAATCCTCGCTTTAAAGTCTACTACTTCCTCAATCAGCCTGGTATTCAAGAAGCAATAGATAAGTATAAGAACGCGTGAGGTGCGGCTATGGGTGAAAATAAATTCCTTGCTCCTTCTATTGTTTTAGAAGGATCTAAACATCTCCAAGAAGCCAAAACACGTTGGGTCTATAACCCAGATATACTCTCTTATATAATTAAAAATTCTACCAAAAATCAACTTGCACTAATGCTCTACTACCTTGGTAATTCTGATGGCTGGGTTTGTAGTGATTTAGGCGCAAGAACTGGTATTACTGATAAAGGTAATCTCTCTCGTACTAGAAAAGAATTAGAAAATAAAGGCTGGATTACCTATTCCCCTACGGATAAAACCATTACTGTTCACCTTGATACCCTTTTTCAAAAAACTACTTCGGCTAAGATTGCGGAGATGGGTCTTTGAGTCGTTCATCCTAGGTTTACTACTTATTGAAAATGAATTCGAGCACCGGAGGTGCGGAGAATGAATTTGAAATAAGTAGTAAACCGGCAGTTCTCTTGTTTCTTATTCTCTTGTTAATAATGTAGTTTTAACAACTCAAAGGTTGTTAAAATAACAATTCAATCTAAAAAGTTGTTAAAACTACAACCTACCCTCGCAGCCTAATTCAATAAAATTGTTATTTTAACAACTCAAGTTGTTAAATTAACAACTGTCCCAATTTTAATAAAGTTGTCAAAATAACAACTCAAGTTGTTAAAACTACAACCTTGCGACAGTCTTTCTCTTTTTAAGTTGTTAAATTAACAACTCTAGTAAGTAGGAAATTTTATTTACGGTAAGTAGGAAATTTTATTAATTTAACTAAATTACTCGATACTTCATACCTTTGCTAGCAACCCATTCTTTTGACATTTCAAATTTTTTATGTTATAATATAATTAACAAAAGTAAGAAAGGAAGTTTAAACCTTATGACTAATTCTAACCTGCGGGAAACCATCCGCGCCGCGTTCCATGACTCCGGACTCTCCTTAGAGGACTTCGACGCCGCAATGGATACTACTCTCAACGAACTCTACGAAGAGGAAAAGAACACTGCTACTTGCGACCTCGACTGTATGTCTCTCCCTTGGGATTCTTTCTTCGACAACATTATCTTCCCTAATATCATCGCACAGATCCCCGAGTGCAGTAATCTTGCGGACCTCTCTCACGACGATGAGCTTTACACCACCCTTCGTTCCGAGACTAAAACCTTCTTTATCTCTATTAGTGAACTCCATTCCCTTCTTTCTAATCCCAACGACAAAAATCTTCTCGACACTTTTTTCTCTACTCTCCTGCGGTGAGCGAAGGTGCTCGCCCAAAAGTCCAATCAATATGTCCTTCTCTGAAATTCGTTCCTGCGTCCTATCTCGCGAGTCCTTCAACCGCAATCCCATTTCCGATGAAGAGTATCTGCGGCAAGCCAGCCTAGCGCGCTCCAATCTAGCTAATCTCTTTCCAGACGGGGTATATGAGACACCAATCTCTATAC